GCCCGCGCCCCGCGTTCCCTGCCTTTCCAAAAGCTACCGGCGCCCCCTGGCCCGTGGTCCTGGCACCCTGGCCCGTGGTCCGGGCATCGCCCCGCCTGGTCTCTGTTACGTTTCGCAACTAATCAGCGCGCCGTGGCCCGTGGTCCAGGCATCGCCGGCCGCCGGCCGCCGCCGTGGTTCGCGGTCCTGGCATCGCGCCCCGTCGCCCCCGGGCCGGGCACCCTGGGCCGTGGTTCGCGGTCCGTGGTTCGCCCCGCCTGGTCTCTGTTGCATTTCGCAACTAACGAGGGCCAGGGGCCCCTGGGTATCGGGTCATCCGCCGAAGTGAGTGCTCACTAACCCAAACCTCGGGCGTCGCGGCCCCACGGCCGAGGGAACGGGTGCAAGGTCCATGTTTTTGACAAATATTCAGCAGAAAAACGGTATGAGTATGTATATCCATACAGTTTATTCACGGGTTGAATAACGGCGTCTCAAACAATTCGCGTTACTTATGCCAAAAGGTGCTAAAAATCGGCCGGATTCGGCATCCTTGACCTATGCGACTTTCTGCCATAGATTGCGCCAGGGGCCCCCGGAGGATTCATGCGGATAGACGCCAACGACGAGACTGTTCTGAAGCTTCAGTTGCGCCTTGCGCAGTTGGAGAGGAACGAGCGGTGCCAAGAAAATTTTTTGGATTTCGTCAAAGCTATGTGGCCCGAGTTCATTGCTGGGCGACACCACCACATCATTGCGGAGAAGCTTGAGCGCGTAGCGCGGGGCGAGCTTAAACGTCTGATCATCAACATGGCGCCTCGCCATACGAAGTCGGAGTTCGCCAGTTTCCTGTTCCCGGCCTGGATGATGGGCCGTGATCCGCGGATGAAGATCATCCAAGCGACGCACACGACGGAGCTTGCGGTTAACTTTGGCCGCAAGACGAAGAATCTTCTGGACGCGGATGGGTACAAGGAGGTGTTTCCGCGGGTGAAGTTATCGTCGGACAGCAAGGCTTCGGGTCGCTGGGACACGGATGCGGGTGGCTTGTACTACGCGGTGGGGGTGGGTTCTAACCTTGCGGGCCGTGGTGCTGACCTTTGTATCATTGACGATCCTCACTCGGAGCAGACTGCGATGTCTGCGAATGGGTTTGACGATGCTTATGACTGGTACACCGGGGGCCCCCGGCAGCGTTTGCAGCCGGGTGGGGCGATTGTTTTGGTCCAGACCCGGTGGTCGGAGAAGGACTTAACCGGTCAGCTTTTGAGGGCGCAGGCTAAGGACCCTTTGGCGGATCAGTGGGAGGTGGTGGAGCTTCCGGCCATTTTTGATGATGGGACGCCGTGCTGGCCGGAGTTCTGGAGCCTTGAGGATTTGACCGCGGTCCGTGCTTCGATCCCGCCGGGCAAGTGGAATGCGCAGTACCAGCAGAATCCGACGGGTGAAGAGAACGCGATTATCAAGCGGGAGTGGTGGAAGCGCTGGGAGAAGGAGAAGATTCCGCAGTTGCAGTATGTGATCCAGTCTTATGATACGGCGTTTAGTAAGCGGGAGACTTCTGACTATTCGGCTATTACCACCTGGGGTGTGTTTTATCCGCAGGAGGGGGGCCCCCCGAATCTTATTTTGTTGGACAGCAAGAAGGGGCGGTGGGATTTCCCTGAGTTGAAGGCGATTGCTTTTGAGGAGTACAAGTATTGGGAGCCGGATACGGTGGTGATTGAGGCGAAGGCTTCTGGCATGCCTTTGACCCATGAGCTGCGGCAGGTGGGTATTCCTGTGGTGAATTTCACTCCGAGCCGTGGGAATGACAAGGTGAGCCGGGTCCATGCGATTTCGCCGCTTTTGGAGGCGGGGATGGTTTGGGCTCCTGATACTACTTTTGCGGACGAGTTGATTGAAGAAGTTGCGGGTTTTCCGAACGGCGAGCATGATGATTTGGTTGATAGCATGACGCAGGCGCTCATGCGGTATCGGCAGGGCAACTTTGTGCAGTTGCCGACGGATGACTGGGAGGATGAGGATAGCTCTGTTAGGATTCCAGTCTATTACTGACCCCATGCGAGGCCGGCATGGCACAAAGATCAGACGGGATCGGCGCCCTTCCTGCCGCCAATGACGTTCAGCGCGCATTGCTTGCGCGCGAGACTGGCAGCTATGTCATGACTCCTGCGGGGCCCGTTCCGGCTGATGCGGGGCCTACCGAAGCTCAAACTTTGAATTTCTTGGGTGCGATGACCGGCGTGGGTGGTTATGCCGACATGCTCGGCCAATACCCCCAGATGCCCGCGGAAGACGTTACGGTTTCTGAAATGCTCCAGGGGCCCCCTGGCCCCAGTCTGGCGGAGAACATCCGCGAGGGGGAGTACCTTGACGCCACCTTGCAGGCCCTAGGTGCTGTTCCTCTTGTCGGTGCTGCGGCGAAAGGGGCCCGTGCAGCGGAAGGTATTCGCGTTTATCACGGCTCTGGGAAAACCTTTGACAAGTTTGATGCTTCAAAGATAGGAACTGGCGAAGGGGCTCAAGCTTACGGCTACGGCCTTTACTTTGCCGAAGACCCCATCATTGCCAGAAATTATCGGGACATGCTGGCTCCAAGGAAAGCTCCCGATCCAGAGGGATATGCACGGTTACTTTTAGACGAATACTGGCAGCCCGGCGACGATCCTGATGCTTTTTATGAAATGTGGGACATGGACGTTGTTGACGCTAAGCACGATCTTCGGTCAGGTAAGATTACCTACGAGTTTCGTGACGGAAGCTTTCTGCAATGGGACAACAAAACCCAGAATTACACCGACGTTGGGGACGTCGGAGGTTCTATATATGAGGTTAACCTTAAATTCGACCCGGAAAACCTCTTGGATTGGGACGCCCCTTTGTGGGAGCAGTCCGAGTCCGTTAAAAGAAAACTGGCGGATGCCGGCATCTACGACTACGAAAACGGCGAAAAGTACCGAAAGCTTCGAGAAGAGGTTTTAACCAACCAAGAAGAAATGAACCAGTATGTAAACGCGGATAAAGAAATTCCCGAAAGCCTTCTTCGCCGAAGCAGCGAAATTAGCGACGAACTGAGGAAGTTAGAGGTTCAAGAAAGCAAAGCCCCAGACAAGTTTGACATCACGGGTCGTGGGGCATATTACCTCATGGGGAAAGACCTTTCGGGTTTGGACGCTCTAAAAAAGACAACCGAACGGGTCGAAGCCCTAGGCATTGAAGGAATTAGATACCGTGACGCTAATTCGCGAGGGCTCATACCCAATTCTCAGCGAAAGAGCAACTACGTTGTTTTTGACCCGGAGATCATTGAGATTGCTCGCCGCTACGGCATAGCTTTGCCCCTGGCCGGTGCAATCCTGATGGGGACGATGACCCCCGAGGAGGCCGTGGCGGCTCAGGCCCCCCAAGAAATGGAAGACGGCGGGGCAGTCACTAAAGGGATAGGGGCCCTGGAAGCTTCTGAAGATGTTGATCGTGTTCTAGGCGCCATGGAATTCAACAAGCTTCCTGACCGCATTCAGGTGGCCGCAGAAGAGGTGGCGGAAAAAACTGGTTTAGACAAGCGCATGATCGCCGCAAACATGATGGTAGGCGATTTGGAGTTTGCCTCCGATGTGGCGCCCTTCTTTGGGCCGTTTTACCAATCGGAGAACATAGACCCCAGCGTAGCTCGTCTGGTTCCCGGCAACATTCCCATGGAAACGGCTCAGGGGCGCATGAAGGGCTTCTACGTCCCAGAACAGATGTCTGACAACGAGCTTCGTCAGCTACAAAGCCGCGCCCAGCTTTATGCCTTTTCTCCGCGCGAAGGCTATTTCCCCGAGGCTCAGATGGAACGGGACACCGTTTATGCCGTGGGCCCCGATGCGTCGCCCGAGGTTTGGGCGCATGAGTTTCGGCACAGGATGTTGTCTAAGGGCCCGAGAGAGCCCATGTCCTCCCCAGATCGCAGGATTTCTCGCTATCAAAGTTTTCCGCCGTCGCAAGAAGGCGACAACCGTCTACTAGATATCTTATACTCTAACAGGCCAGAGACTTATGGTTCGCGGTCCGCGGCCCCTTACCCGCAGAACGCTTTGGCTGCTGAGGCGTTTTTGTCGGGAGAGTCCCCTACCGGGGGCCCCGCAAGATCGCTTTTGGACAGTTTGGTTGATGCGGGCATGGTTAATCCCAACGACCTGTATCCTGAGTTCAAAGACCCGACCATGTTCGAGAGAATGTTTGGCAGCGAAGGCCCGACAAGACAGGACATCAAGGATCGGCTTCGTGAGCCGGAAAACACGGCGCGTGGTAGGCTTGCTAGAGAAAAGGCTAAGAGTAACAATTGATTGCGCATCCTTATCCGCGGCCCACGGCCCTAGAGGACAGACAAGATGGCTGAATCTGAATATCCGCGAGGCATGGGCGGTCTGATGGACCGGAATGTGCCGTCGCAGCTTGATGAGCAAGACCTTTCTGACGAGCTTGAGATTGAGCTGCCGGGTAGTCAGGACAATGTGTTTGCTTTGATGGCGGCTGAGGGGGTTGGGGAGATTGAGATTTCTCCGACTGAGGATGGTGGGGTGGAGGTTGATTTTGAGCCTTCTGACCGCCGGGGCGAGGAGGAGGACTTCTACGCCAACTTGGCTGAGGAGATGCCGGAGCGGGAGCTTGGGCGGATTGCTTCGGAGCTGATGGGCGAGTTTGACTCGAACAAGGCGTCGCGGCAGGAGTGGGAAGATGCTTATGCGGATGGGCTGGAGCTTCTGGGCTTCACCTATGAGGAGCGTACTCAGCCGTTCCGTGGTGCGAGTGGCGTAACTCACCCTTTGTTGGCGGAGGCCGCCACCCAGTTTCAGGCGCAGGCGTTTAATGAGCTTTTGCCGCCTGGGGGCCCGGTGCGGACGGTGGTGATGGGCGATGAGACGCCGGAGAAGGTGGCTCAGTCCCGGCGCGTGAGTCAGTTCATGAATTATTATTTGACCAATGTCATGGAGGATTACACTCCTGACATGGATCAGATGTTGTTTTATTTGCCGCTGGCGGGCTCGACCTTCAAGAAGGTGTACTACGACGAGTCCCTGGGCCGTGCGGTGTCGAAGTTTGTCCCTGCTGAGAACCTTATTGTCCCTTACGAGACGTCGGATTTAGAGACTTGTCCTAACATCACCCAGATTGTGCGCATGTCTTTGAATGATTTGCGCAAGCGGCAGGTGTCTGGGTTTTATCGCGACATTGAGGTGCTTCCTGGGCAGCGGGATGGGAATGAAATTGATG